GCGGTGGCGCCAAGCGACAACTGAGCGATCGTCTGTTTGGTCGAAAACGCGCTCGACGATGCGCCCTGCAGGCAGAGGTGATAGACCTCGTCGGTGGATGCGATGTCGATCGCCGAAACGTCGATGATCAGCACGCCTTCGAACCGGCCCGGGCCAAGCTGCAGCGCGACGTTTGCCGATGCGACCTGCGAAACGCCGTCCGCCGTTACCGCCGCGGCGCCATCGGCCAGGATCAGTGCGGCGTCCTGATTGTATGTCCTGAGAGTCATTGCTCTTCTCCAGAAGTGGTTGAGGCCCCGAGCAAGCCGGAGCCAAATGGATCAGGCGACGAACGCGGCGTCGGTGATGGAATCAAGCCGGCCGACGCAGTAATCCGTCTCGGCGACCAGGCCGACGTCCCAAGAGACGTTGGTGATGTACTTCGTCGAGGAGCGTGTCAGACCGTAATCCTTGACCTCGATGTTCTTCAACTGGATGCCGTGAACGCCATCCTCTGCGAAATTCGCCGCGAAGAGCGAGGTGGTGACCGCAGAGCCGCCGCCGGAAGCAACTTCCGTGAACGGCAGCAGCTTGGAGTGCCGATCGCGCGGATAGCCGAACAGGATGCGCTTGCCAGCATAGGTCATCTTCGGCGTGCCGACCTGATCCCATGTCTGGATGACGAAGCCGGACAGCGCCGTGTTGCGCGCCGCCTGGATGAAACGCGGCATCAGGTCGAAACCGGCGATGATCACGTTGGCATTGGCGACGTTGTTCAGCAGCGTGTCGAGGTTATAGAGCGACAATGCCGCGCCGCCGGATGCGGCCGAATTGTGAAACAGGCGGCCATTGCCGGCGGTGCAACGGGCCTTGAGGCCCGAGAATTCCTTCGGGTTGGAACTGTTGTCGCCGCTGATGAAGGTGCTGGTGAAGAGCGTCGCCTGCGCCTTCATCTGCATGCTTTCCTCGCGCGACCGGCGCTCTTCGCCGTGGCGCAGGACGATCGCCTTGTCGACCGAAAGGTCAACGTCGATCGGAAAGCTGGTTTCCTGAAACGGCTCCATCTTGCCCTGAGAGGTTCCGGCGTCTTCGTTGATGGCGCGGAAGCCGGCAGAGCCGATCGAGGTTTCGCGATAGCCTTCGTAGGCCGCGCCGGTGAAGCCGCTGAACGGAAGCGCCTGCAGGATATCGGACCTCTCGACGAAGCTTTCGATATACGGGCGCTCCGGAGCACCGACAGGCAGGCCCTTGGCATATTCCGGGAGTGTCATAATGTCGGCCATGGCAGCCTCTCACCTTACTTCTGTTTGTTGAGTTCGCGGGTGTATTGGATGCGCGCCGTTGGCGAGAGTTTCTGATACTCTTCCTCCGACAGCGTTCCAGTTGGCTTGTCATCGCGGCCAGCACCGGGAGAACCCTGCGCCACACCTCTGTTGAGGCGCATGATCGCCTCGAATGCTTCGACCTGTTTTGCGGTCATCATCATCGGCGCAAGCGTGGTCGCCGCCTCGCCGCCGACCTTCGCGCCGATCCACTGCATCACGGCGTTGATGCGCTCCTGGCCCTTGGCGCCGAGTTTGTCGGCCTCGGCCTTGATCGAGTCACTGAAGCGCTGCTTTTCGGCGATATCGAATTTGACCCCAAGCTCGATCAGCTTTTCGAACTGGCCCTGATCGAGCTTCTGTTCGAAAGCGAGAGCGCGAGCCGCCTCGATGCGCGGGTCTTTCGGGTCGATCAGACTGGAAAGTTCGGCATCCTTGCCATCGGCCGTCTTCGGCAGAGTGAAGCCTTCCGGCAGCTTGAAATCCGCCGGCAGCTTGACCTCGTACTTGTCGGCAGCGGCCGGCATGGATGCGGCGCGGGAGTCGGATTCTGCCTTGAAGGCGACGAGTGCGTTGAAATCGTCGGTCTTGAAACCCTTGTCGGCATCCCAATAGGTTTCCGGGATGTAATCAGGGCGGACAGGTTTTTGATCCTGCCCACCCTGATCGGTCGCGCCGCTCTGCGAATCTTGCTGCTGGCCGCCTGCGCCGCCGTCCGCGCCTTCCGGCGCAAATACCGGGCGCGGCCCGTATGGCATGAGCCGAAACGCGTTATGACCTGCCGGCCGGGCCTGCCCGCCGAGAAGGTCTATTGGTGCGTTTCGATTGCCGTTCAACTCGTTCATTTCCGCTCTCGGGTGCATCGCTCACCGCCATCTGCAACAATTCTGCCGCGAGGATGCGTCGCCCCCGATTTTCATGCAAAGCACAGGTCTCGCCGGGACCGATGGACATGAGTTCGCTTCGAAGCGCTGCGAAGAATGCCTGCCCCTCGCGCTGGCGGGAAAACCAGCCGAGCCCTTCCTTGACCTCGTCGTCTTTGAGGCGAATTCCGGTCATATGTTGAGCCCTCCCTTGATGACGAAGGCGACAACCGCAATGATGATGGCGGTGATGACAGCCCATCCGAGTTTCGAGAAATTGCCCTTGATGGCATCGACATCGGCCCGGATTGTGACGATCTTGGTATCGATCCCTTCAAGAGCGTCCGTCTTGCGCTCGATCTTGCTGAGCCGCTCATAGAGCACTTTGTCGCGCTCGTCCTCGCGCGCCTCGGTAATCGCCCTGGTTTGCGCATAGGCTTCCAAGACTCTGACCCGCGCATCAATTGCCACGGCTTCTTTGGCAGCCTCCCGGATCATCTCCTCATGGCGCTCCTTGAGAAGCATCAAAGACTCGACCTTTCGGACGATGGCAGCCAAATCGCCGATGGAGTGGCCATCCTGATAATCCTCCGGCATCACGTCGCAGCCTTTCATGCACGTCTGTTGGGCTGCACTCTCACAGCAGTTGCATTGAGCCGCAAAGCACTGGTCAGACCGCCCCGACCGCCGTCAGATAAGTGTTCAATGCAGTATAAAGTGCGGCAACATCGGCAGCGGTAAGAGACGCGCCATAGAAGGCAGTGGCGTATTCACGCGTCGAGTAGGAGTTGAAAACACCATTATCGTTGCGGGCGCCGATACTGAACGGCAGCGTCGAAACGCCAGCGGATGCGACTGCGCCACTACCGAGCAGACTCGCGTTGCCATAGGTGGCGAGATTGCTCGCATCCGCGCGAACAGCGGTCATCAGTCCTAGACTTGACGAATTGGCCGGGTTGTTGCCGTTGCCGCTGACGACGTTCACACGATTGAGAAAAAGTGCACTGGCGTTTCGGCAGAGCATGGTGCAGTCGTTGCCACCGGACCGAGAGCCTAGATCTGTACAATCGACCGCGTTATTCGTGCGTGACCACACGCCAAGGCTGGCGCTATTCTGAACTAGTTTCGGTGACGGCGCCGACGATGGCGTGAAACCCGTTGCCAGATAGCTAGATGTGCCGTTGCCAGCATAGCCGCGATCCGCCGTGAATGTCGGGCTGTTCGTCGGCGTCAGATTATATTGATCGGCAATCCAGTTTCGCTGCGCGGCCTGCGCATCTGCAGCCGCCATGACATAAAAAGCGTCAAGTTTCGACCAGATGCCAGCCTGCTTGAGCGATCGGATCAGATTGTTGATCAGCGTCTTTCGCGCACCAGTCGGAGCAGTCGTAAAACGTGCGAACAGCTTTGCCGCTTCTGCTTCGAAGCCGCCAGACATCAGAGATGCGCCGAGAGCTCCACTAAGCACGGGCCTGGAACCCCTTGACGCGCGGCGTGATCGTGGTGCTGTTTCCAGATGGCATGAAGCCTGTCACGGCCTTGTACTGCAACCAGATCGTCTTTGCGCCGGTCGCGGGATAGATCGCAGCAAGCGGCATCGGATTATTGTCGCCGTCGACAGGCCGGCACGTCGCCTTGCCGCCGTCCGAAAATGCGGTGAACGTGCCGCGTAACCGCGCGCGAAAGCCGGCGCGCTTATTCGAGAAAGCGGCATTGTCACCGCCGACCACGCCACTGTTTGCCGTTGGATCGGAATTATAGACATAGACATCGATCTGAATGCCGGCGGCCAAGCCGGTATCGTTGGTGTCAAGCTCGATTTCGGTGATCGCTACCGGCGCGTCGTTGGTGTCGCTGACCGTGACCGGCTGCGCCGTGACGCTGCCAGCCGTCGCATTGTCGGAAATGGCATCACCAGCCGAATATGGAGTGGCGTTTGCCGGTCGCGTCAGCACCGTGCCCTGCACGGAAAGAATCCGATCAGTCCCGGGCGACCACTGAGCGCCGGCCGCGTCGACCAGTTTCACCGGCATACCAGCTGTAGCGTTCACGAAATCAGCTGAGTTTGCATCTCCAAGCCCGATAACGACTTTCGTCCAAGATGTTCCGATGACATCGGTCTGAATGGTCATTGCTGGCCTCCTGTTGGCATGCCGCCGCCCTGGCCGCCGCCACCCGCGGCGCCGAGCACGGTCTTGATGAGTTCGCCGAGAACAGCCTGATCGCGGATGACGATCACCTCATCCTTGGTGATGCTCTTCATGTTCTCGATGGTCTTGGCCTCGTCGATCGCGGCCTGCGACGTTTCCGGAAAGAAATTCTTGATCAGCCCGAGCAGGTTGGACGCGGTCTGCAATTTCTGCTGATCCTGCGCCTGCGTCGCCGGATTGCGCGGCGTCAGCGTCAGCGCCTGGCCGTTCGGCAGCTTGATCGGTGCAATCTTGCCGTCCTTTTCGAGGATCCATTCGAAGCGGCGGAAAATCGCATATGGACCTTCAAGCCAGAACAGCGCGCCGGGCGTGCCGATGCGGCGCTGCGCCATCAGCATCTGATCCACCCATTGCGTCGCGGTCGGCGGCGTCTTTCCGGTCTGCTCCGGATAGTCGGCGAAAAACTTGCGCCTGATGCGCTTTTCAAGATCGGCCGCGGTATAGAAGCCGAGATTGGCGTCTCCGCCGAAATAGAGCGATCCGATGTCGCGGCCGGAACCGACTCGCATCGGATAGGCGCGGCCGGCCTCGAGCCCGCCTTCGAAATCCATCACGCCATCATCCGGGTAATAGATCGGCGGATTGACGGCCACGTCGACGCGATCCTGCGTCGCGGCTGTCACGGCGTCGAGCACGCGCAAATCCTGCAGCGCCTTCATGGCCGGGCCGAAACCCCATGAGCATTCCGCATCCGGAGAAAACCGCATGACGATCAGCGGCACGCAGGCCTCCGAGCCGACCATCGTGTCGCGCTTGACCACGGTCTTGTCGACGATCAGCACCGAAACCCAGCGCTCGTCCTCTCCTGCGTCCGGATCGCGCCAATAGCCCCATACCACCTCGACATTGGTATTCTTCTTGTCGTTGAGCCGCTTCTGCACCTCGGCCGGCAGGGCAATGTCGCCGATGATCTCGCGAATGCGCGGCGCCTTGATCCAGCGCACGCGAAATCGATCGTTGACCTTTCCGTCCGGGCCGACGTTGAATTCGAGCTGGCGCGGCGGAACGTGCTGCACCTCGATCGGCCTGGTATTGAACGGCTTGTCGATCCAATAGGCGATCGTGCCGACCGCGGCGTGCGGATCGAGCGAGGTTCCGAGCACGGCTTCGAAATTCGAGGCGCGGATCGCGGAAAAGACCTGCTTGTCGCGGGCCCTGGCCGCATCCTTCACCTCTTTCAGCGCATAGTCCTCAATCCCGACCGTCTGTGACGAATCCAGTTCGGATTCGGCCCAATCGGCGCCATGCGGGAAAAATGCGGCAATGACCTCTGTCGCAAAATCCTCTGACACTTCCGACCCAATTCCGGTCGCAAGGGCATCCTCCGTGTTGTTGTTGCGCGGGCTCTTCGGTGACGCTGTCGAGGACTGGACCTCGTAAGCCAGCCGCGGACGGCAGAAGAAAAGCGCCTCCTGCAGGTCGAGCCGCGCGTCGGACTTCTGATCGCGCGCCTCTTTCAGGCGGCGAAGCGCGTCTTCGGTGACGGTCTTGTCCGGAAATTCCTGCGGTTCTGGCTTCGGAAGCGTTGCCAATCCGTCACCTCATCAGTGGCGAGGATTTTGCCCCGGAAAGCGCGCGACGGGCGCCGAAATAACGAAGCGCCGAGTCTTGGACCGTGCCAAGCGTTCCTTGCAGCGCATTGACCGACGAAATCGACGCGGCCTGCTGCTGCTGCTTCAAAAGAGTGTCATCGGGTTGTGGAACTTTCATCGTCGCCAGCCACTATCTCGCCGCCATTGGCGAGACA